AAGAATTACAAGAAACCAAAATCATAGAATAATGGCACAAAAGTTATTTGACCATATTAATGCAATAACTACCATACAAGACCCAAAGTATTTTGACAAACTTTCAGAAGAAGATTTGAAAACTTGGAGTAATTTTATGATTAATAGATTTTTATCAATGAAGCCTGAATGGGTAGAATTGATTGCGTCTATATTACCCTTAACACAAACTTTACAACCAAAAGAAATGTATAGTTTGTATATTAGTGTTATTCCAAAAGGTAAATACTTTTTGAAATATATTAAAGGAAAATCCGAAGATAAATACGAACAATTTATAGTAGACCTTTTAAAGAAAGAATACGATTGTTCAGAAAACCAAGCAATTGAATATTTGGAAGTTCTTTATGCAAGTAGAGAAGGTAGAGAATATATGAAATATGTTTGTGAAAAATATGGTATAGATAAAAAGCAAATAACTAAATTGAAACTAAAAATATAAATGTCTAATACATTTTGTATATTACCATTTTTACACATCAATGCATATCCTAATAAAAAATTAAAAGTTTGTTGTTATTCACAAACTTTTTTAGAAAATACTAATTTAGAAAATGATTCAATATCCGATGCTTTTAATTCGGATGAATATAAACAAATTAGATTGGATATGTTAAATGGTGATAAACCAAAATTTTGTGATGTTTGTTATAAAATGGATGATGAAGGTGCGGAAAGTTATAGAGTTAAATGGAACAATGATTACTCACATTTAATTCAGAAATATAAAAATAAAACAAGAAAAGATGGATATAATTATCCTGATTTTGTTAGATTAGATTTAAGACCTTCAAACATATGTAATTTTAAATGTAGAAGTTGCACATCGGAATATTCATCAACTTGGATTGAAGAACAAAATGCATTTAAACAATTTTTGGGTATTGCAATAGATTCCAACAAAACGGAAATAAACATAACAAATTTTGATATAGATAAACGATATTTAAAAAATATAGAACATATATACTTTGCGGGTGGTGAACCACTTTATATGAAAGAAATGTATGAGTTTCTTTCAAATTTGGAAAATAAAGAAAAAATAGAAATACATTTAAATACAAATTTTAGTTTAGTTAAATTTAATAACAGAGACATATTTGAATTTTTTTCTCAATTTAAAAGTATAAATTTTGGAATTTCATGTGATGGTATAGGAAATATTGGAGAATTTGTAAGAACTGGATTTAATACAAATAATTTCATAAATAATATGAATTTATTAAATGAAGCAAAGAAAAAATATAGTAATATTAAACATCTTTTTCAATACACTTGTTCTATTTTAAATTGTTTTGATTTTCCAAATTTTAGAAAAGAAATGTATCATATGGGATATGTGGATTCCGATTCTCAAATTCGATTTGGATTTGCAGAATATCCATATTGGTTAAATGTTTCTAATTTTGAAGAAAAACAAGCTATTATAGATTTATATACAAGACTTGATAAAACATTTAATTATAATGATTTAAAAACCGAAATTAAAAATTTTGTAATATATTTAAAAACAAATGAAGGACATCCAGAAAACACAAAAGATATGTTTAAAACATATATTAATTTTGGAAATGATTTTAATAAAACAAATATACCAAACGAATTGGAATACCTAAAAAAATATTTATGATTGATAAAAAGTATTTAATAACATCCGGTTGTTCATTCACCGAAGGACATAAAGTAGGGCCGAATGCATCTTGGGCAAAATATTTAGCGGAAAATAATAATTTGGAATTAATTAATATAGCTAAAGGTGGTGTTGGAAATGAAGTAATAACTCAAAATGTAATAAGTTACGCAACATTGAATCCTGAAATCGCTAAAGATAGTTTATTTGTAATTCAATTATCAGAATGTTTACGATTTTTAATTTGTTGGGATTCTTTTGATGAAAAAAGTAATGGTTCAATATATTGGCACCTAACTCCTTTACAATTTTTAGATAGACGGGGTAGTCGTAAAATTACTGCAGAGGGATTTGAAGGATGGGATTTAGAATTTCCACTAAATAAGTGGATATATAACAATAGATACAATATAGCACAATTGTATACAAATGTAACATTTTCTTTAATAAAAACATATCACAATATTATAAATTTTACAAATTTTTGTAAAGCAAATGATTATAAATTTTTAATATTCGATGGTATAAATAATCATATACCAATTTTAAACGAAAATAATGGACAATGGTTTTTAAAAGATTCACATGGTAACCCTAGATATGAACTAGCGGTTTCGGATGAAATATCCGATGATATTGATTTTTTTCATAATACACACCATCCATTTATTCATAAAAAAATAATAAATACAATAAAAGAAAATCCAAATTATTATAAAGGATATACTTTAAATGAGTTTATAAATTCAAATAATGAATATCATAAAGGAAATGATAACCATCCAAATGAATTAGGTTCAAAACTTTGGGCAGAACAACATCTACAACCAATTATAGAAGAATTATTTGGTAAATTCAAATAAATTGGGTATATTAGATATAATATGGCAAGAGTATCATTTTCACAATATAGTATGTGGCATAGTTGCCCACATCAGTACAAGTTAGCATACATAGATAAGTTGGGAGAAAATTCTTCTAACATCCATTCAATCTTTGGAACTGCAATGCATGAGACACTCCAAAATTATTTGGAGAAGTGTTTAAGAATATCAAAGTCACAAGCTGACAAAATGATTGACTTAAAGGAATATCTAAAAGAAAGAATGAGAGATGCATATCTTAAAGAAACAGAAGGTGAAATAGGAAATACTACAATATGCACCAAAGAAGAAATGGTAGAGTTTTTAGAAGATGGAAACGTCTTATTAGATTGGTTTCAAAAACCCAAAAACTTTAACAAATTCTTTTCGTTAAAACACGATGAGTTGGTAGCAATTGAACAACCTATAAACACAAAGATTTCGGAGAATGTAAACTTTATGGGTTTCATAGATTTGATTATCAGAGATACCTTTAATGGTAGATATCGAATTATTGACTTTAAAACTTCTACAAGAGGTTGGAGTAAGTATCAAAAATCAGACCCAGTTAAAAACGCACAAATTCTTTTATACAAAAAGTTCTATGCAGAATTATTAAACATTTCCGAAGATGTGATTGATGTTGAATTTATCATATTGAAAAGAAAGGTAGAAGTAAGAGAGGATATTCCAACACATAGAATGAGTAAGCATGTACCTGCAAATGGTAAGGTATCAGTAAACAAAGCCTGGAAGGGTTTTACGGAGTTTGTAGAGAGTGTATTTGACAATGATGGTAATTATAGAACCGATATAGAGTTCCCAAAGAACGCAACTAAACTATGTGAATGGTGTGAGTTTTTTGATAGAGGGATATGTGATAGAGGATTAAAAAATTTAAATTAAACAATATATATTTTAAAAGTTATGGCAAAAAAGAAGATTCTGTTATTATCAGATGATTTACGAATGGCAAGTGGTATTGCCAATGTTTCCAAACAATTAGTTATGGGAACTGTTGATAAATACGATTGGGTTCAATTAGGAGCAGCAATCAAACATCCTGAAGCGGGCAAAGTTTTAGATTTAAACGATAGTGTTAGAGAACAAACTGGTGTAAAAGATGCATGTGTTAAAATTATTCCATTTGATGGATATGGTAATCCAGATGCAATCCGTCAATTATTAATGCAGGAAAAACCCGATGCAATCTTACACTTTACAGACCCGAGATATTGGATTTGGTTATATGAAATGGAACACGAAGTTCGTCAATCAGTACCTTTATTCTTTTATCATATTTGGGATGATTTACCAGACCCGAAATACAATAGAGATTACTACGAAAGTTGTGATTGGATTGGATGTATTTCAAAACAAACTTATGGTATTACTAAAAGAGTTTGGAGTTGGGATAAAGAAAAGCATTGGACAAAACCAGCTGATTGGCAAGTAAGTTATGTTCCACATGGCATCAATTCCGACTTATATAAACCAGTTGAAGTTCCAAAAGATTTTAAAGAAAGTATATTTGGAGATAAAGAATATGAATTTGTTCTTTATTGGAATAATAGAAATATTCGTAGAAAACAACCAATCGATGTTATTTTAGCATTTGATAAATTTGTTGAAGCATTGAGACCAGAGGAAAGAAGTAAGGTATGTTTATTAATGCACACTCAACCTGTGGAAGAACATGGAACAGATTTACCAAGAACAATTGCAGAATGTTGTTCACCTGAAACAAATGTAATATTTGCACCAAATAGATACTCCGAAGAACAATTAAACTATCTTTATAATATCGGTGATGTAACAATCAATGTGGCATCAAACGAAGGATTTGGATTAGCAACAGCAGAATCGGTAATGGCAGGAACACCAATCATTGTAAATGTTACAGGTGGTATGCAAGACCAATGTGGATTTAGAGAAAGAGGCACGGGTAAACTATTAACCGCAGAAGATTATGTTGAAATTGGTTCTTTACATGATAGACATAGAAAAGCAGGTGTAGTTTGGGGAGATTGGGTTAAACCAATTTGGCCAGTTCGTTCAACAACGGGTTCAGTTCCTACTCCATATATTTTTGATGATAGAGTTGACTTTGAAGATATTACTCCTTTAATTATGGATTGGTATAAAATGCCAAAAGAAGATAGAGATAAAGCTGCATTAAAAGGTAGAAAACATTTTATGGGTGAAGGTTTGTTAAGCAGAGAAGCAATGTGTAAAACATTGGTTGATGGAATGGAGGGAGCATTTGAAAATTGGAAACCAAAAGAAAAATTTAAATTAATAGAGTTATAGTATGAAACCAACATTAGTATTTCAGGCACCAATAGCAACAAGAAGTGGGTATGGTGACCACGCGAGAGATTTATTACATTCTCTTTATAAATTAGATAAATTTGAAATTAAAGTTATTAGTACTCGTTGGGGAACAACTCCAATGGACGCACTTAATTATGACAAACCATTTCACAAATGGGTAGTAGATAATATCATTCCGGGTATTCAAGAAAAACCTGACATTTATATTCAAGTTACTGTACCAAATGAATTCCAACCAGTAGGACATTATAACATTGGTATCACCGCAGCAATTGAAACAACACATTCTCCATTAGATTGGGTACATGGTTGTAATAGAATGGATTTAATATTAGTACCATCCGAACATTCAAAAAAGAGTTTAGTGGATAGTGTATATAATGAAGCAGATAAACAATCTGGACAATTAATAGCACAACATAGAATTCAAAAACCTATTGAAATTATTTTTGAAGGATTTGATGAAGAAGATTTTGGAACTGACCATATTGCACACATTACCGAATTGGATTCAATCAAAGAAGATTTTGCATTCTTATTCGTAGGACATTGGTTAAGAGGTGATTTGGGTGAAGATAGGAAGAATGTTGGAATGATGATTAAAACATTCGCAATGGCATTCAAAAACGAAAAGGTTAAACCGGCATTAGTTCTTAAAACCAGTTCAGCAGGATTTAGTGTAATAGATAGAGAAACTACTATTAAAAAAATTAGAGAGGTATTAGGAAAAGACTATAAATCAGTTCCAATTTATCTTTTACATGGTGACTTAACCCCATCAGAAATGAATGGTTTATACGAACATCATAAAGTAAAAGCAATGTTGAATTTTACAAAAGGGGAAGGATTTGGTAGACCTCTATTAGAATTTAGTTTAACAGGTAAACCAATCTTAGTAAGTAATTGGAGTGGCCACATTGATTTCTTAAAACAAGGTGCAGTATTATTAGAAGGTGAATTAAAAGAAGTACATGAATCAGCGGCAGACCAATTTTTATTAAGAGAATCTAAATGGTTTAATGTAAATATTTCAAAAGCATTATCATCTATAAAAGATGTTTACAAAAATTATGACAAGTATAAAATAGAATCATTTCAGTTAGGTAAACAAAACAAACAAAATTTTAGTTTGTCAAAAATGACTAAATTATTTGACACGATATTAAATCAATATGGTATTTATACTAAAGTACAACCAAAGTTTCAACAGTTACAATTACCAAAATTGAAAATGTTAAATAAATGATAAAAAGCTATTTCCCAACATATAAACGATTAATAGATTCAAAACAAAAAGTATCTGCTTCCAAAATGTTAGCAGGCACTTTTTATATAATAAAAGAATACACATATGTAGACGGAAGTAGTAAATCATATCAATCATCAGATGTTCCAATCATATTTACTTTATATGTTTCGAAATCAAAAGATATTGTCCATGCAGTAAAAGTATCAACTATAAATCCAAAATTAGTAAAAAAATTTTTTGATAAAATGGTTGATAAAGATACGGAATTAATTGAAATGAAAGGTGGTACAAAAGGATATTTTAACAAATATGTAAAAAAAATACCAATAGTAAGTAGAGATTCTTATAGAACTTATAAACTCAGCGGACTTGATACCGTGTTTGAATTGGAAATGGATGTCAACGAAATGACTTCTAAAAGTAAAGAAGTATTAGGTATGTCTGAAAAAATGCAAAAACAAAGTAGACGATGAAATTAAAATTTTTTGGATGTAGTTTTACCGAAGGTGGTGGACTAGATAATATAGACTATTATAATTTTTTAAATGAAAATAAATTAGAATATTTTCCTGATAAATTTGAAACTACATATCAATGGCAACATAGGGATACTATTGTCGATAAATTGGAACAATATAAAGTAGAAAATAGATTTAGTACAATTTTAGAAAAAAAATTAAATAATGCAAGGATAATTAATTTAGCAGTATCTCAAGCTTCCAATGATTATATTTTTGATAAGTTATATGATGTAATAGATAAAAATTCAAATGAAATATATATTGTATTTTTAACTATGATAACTAGAAGATATTGGTATTATGATTTAAATGGAAAAAAGTATAATTTAAATAGAACTGAGTTAGATGCATCCCCTTTTAATAACGAAGAAGAACTTTTACCATTAAACGAACATTATAAAAAATATCTTGAAATAATCTTTAAACAAGAGGATGAGATGCAAAGAGTTTTTAAACAAATAAAATTATTAGATATATTTGCAAAAAGTAAAAATTCAAAAATAATTTGGTCATCTTGGGAAATGGGAGATGAAATGGAATTGGATGTAGTAGAAAAATATGCAGAAAATGTTTTAAAATTTGAAGGAAAAACATTAAAACAATTTTGTATAAAACATAAATTACAAATTCACGATGATACGAATGGATTGGTACAAGATAATCATATATCCTTAAAAGGAAATGAAATTATAGCAGAAAAAATATACGAACATTTACAAAAATCAAATATAATATAGGTTATGACATCAAAAGAATTCGTCCTTTGGTTAAAAGGATTCACAGACGGAGTACATGAATTTAATATTACTCCAAAACAATGGGATTATTTAAAAGAGAAATTAGCAGAAGTCAACGATGGAACACCAATAGGTGAAGGTGGATGGGGAACCCCTAATACTACTCCAATGTGGCAACACCCACACTATGTAGACCCATACAATCCATATAAAGTAACTTGTACACCAGGAACAACAATAACAACAACACCGGGTGTTGGTTCAATTACAATTGCTAATCCACCATTTGGATTTGGAAGTACATCAACTGCGTATGGATATCCAAGTGGTTCTGCATGGAGTTATACAAATTCAACAGACGAAAAAATATTTTAATGAAATTAAGTTACGCAATAACGGCTTGTAATGAAGTCGAAGAAACCATTAGATTGGTTACACAATTATTAAATTACAAAGGAGAAAATTCAGAAATTGTAGTTTTATTAGACACACCCAAATCACCAATTGAATTGACGGAATATTTAGAATTACAAGGTGAAGCAGATAAAATTACATTAATTGAATCCGAATTCAATAATGATTTTGCACAATGGAAAAATTTACTTAACTCCGAATGTAAAGGTGAGTGGATATTCCAATTAGACGCAGATGAATTTTTAGAACCTGATTTGATTCACAATTTGGAAGATATATTGGACACCAATGTAGATAAAGATTTAATATTGGTGCCTCGTATAAATACAGTAGAAGGTTTGACACAATCGCATATAGATAAATGGAAATGGAATGTAAACGAAAAAGGATGGGTAAATTTTCCAGATGTTCAAACCCGTATTTACAAAAATAAAGAAACAATTGGGTGGAGTGGCAAAGTACATGAAAGAATTGGTGGATTTGAAAACTATACAAACTTTCCAATGGAAGAGGTTTATTGTATCAAACATCCCAAAACAATCGAAAGACAAGAGAAACAAAATAACTACTACGATACTTTATAATGGTTCACATATATTATCACATATATGCAATTGATGGTGTTGAATCTATAATAGATGAACAACTTAATCTAATTAAAACCCATTTTGATTTTCCATATGTATTAAATGTGGGAATTTCTATTGCTGAAAATAATACATCAACCACATCTATATTAGAAAAAATAAAACCAAATTTAAGAGATGTTCATAGTAAAGGAAACGAATGGACTACATTGGATTTAATCAGGAAAGATGCAGAAAAATTTGGTGATTCCGATTATATTTTGTATATTCATACGAAAGGTGCATCAAAGCAATCCGATAGTAGATATGAGAATATAATCAGTTGGAGACATCTTATGAATTATTTTAATATTGAAAAAGTAAAAAATGTATTTAAATTATTTGAAAAAACCGAATTTAACACATATGGTGTAATATTAAAAGGTCATTTTTATAGTGGAAATTTTTGGTGGGCAAAAGGAAGTTATTTAAAAACTATAAATTTAGAAAATAAAAAATTAAATAGGTTTGCAGCTGAAACAGAATTTATTCATAGTGGAAAAGATTGGAAACCATATTCACCATATAATAATGAAAGTAATAACGATTATGGAACATATTTTAAAAAAGAAGATTATACAAAATGAAAATAACATTCATATACAATCATAGTCCAAATGAAACCTGGTCGACGCCTCTATCATTACTAAATGAATTTAAAGAAAGAGGTTGGGAAACTGAAATAGTATCCATTACAGCAAATGACGATTCCGCATTACAACTGTGGATTCAACAAGACATTCCAACGGATATTGTTTTATTTATGGATTGGGGTAGGATTGATTCTAAATGGTTGGATAAAAGCTTAAAACCGAATTCATTTTGGATACAAGAAAGTGGAGACGACCCTCAAAATTTTGAAAGAAATTATCCAAAAGCAAGTAGGTTTCATTATACAATTACACCGGATAAACAATCTGCAGAAGAATATAGAATATGTGGTATCAATGCAGATTGGGTTCCACATTGGGCAGATACTATGGTTCAGTTTCCAATGAATTTAGAACCACAATATGTTGCAGTAACGAGTAGAGGAAGAGGCGGCTCTGAATTTTTAGATTACCTTACAAATTGGGCAGAAGGAGCAATTGGAAATAAAAATGGTATGAATGCCGAAGAACACACTAAATTTTTGAATAAAGGATTAATGGTTATTCAAAATAGTAGATGGGGTGAAATTACCCGTAGAATATTTGAAGGTATGGCTTGTGGTAAAATGGTGTTAACGGATAAGTTAGATATCAGTAGAGGTTTAGAAGAATTATTTATAGATGGTGAGGATATTGTTTTATATAATGATATGTTTGATTGTATAGAAAAGATGAATTATTATAATGAAAACGAAGAAGAAAGAGAAAGAATTGCATATAATGGAATGGTAAAAGTTATAGCAAATCATACTCAAATACAAAGAGTAGATAAATTAATAGAAAAATTTAATAATTTTAAAAAAAATAAATAATGGCATTATTAAAATTAGATTGTCAATCAAGCGTTAAATCGCAAGGAAAATTTGTCACCCAAATAATACATTTTGTAGGTGGAGAAAAACGAACCTTTGAAAATATAGAATCAGAATACATTAAGCAAGGTCAGTTTACTAAACTTATGACAAGTGATGGTAGAATGATTTTGGTAAACGATAAGAATGTATTATGTATAGAAGTATTTAAACAACCATAGATATGAATAAACTACCAATTAGTATAGGAATATTGTCCTGGCATAGTGGACAAGTATTAGTAGATACTTTAACCACATATTACGAAAATGGTTTATTCGATATGGTAAACGATGTGACTATCCTATTTCAAGAAGTAACACCACAAGATATGGAAATCGCAAAACACTTTGGATTGGATTTCATAGGTTTACAAAAGAATATCGGAATTGGCCAGGCTTTCATTCGTTTAACTGAAAATGCAAAGGAAGATTATGTTTTAGTATTAGAACATGATTGGAATTTGATTGAGGATAAACAAACTACATACGATACATTAAAAAGAAGTTATCAAGCAATTGAAATGGGAATGGATGTGGTTCGTTTAAGACATCGACAACAACCAGGAAATCCACATTTTTCATTTAGACATATAGGTAAAGAACTTACCTACTATGATGATGAAATAGGATGTCAATCTCCACATTTATTAGATTCAATACATTGGTTAGACCCATCAGTTGAATTTCCAGAATATATAAAGAAATCAGAAGATATGTTTTGGACTACATCTCGATATGGTAATTGGACTAACAATCCATGTCTTTATAAAAAACAATTCTATTTAGATGTAGTTAGACCCCATGCAGGAGAAGGAATTGCATTGGAAGGAAATATTAGTAAATGGTGGGCACAACAAGAGTATAAAGTAGGACACAACGAAGGATTATTTAAACACAATGATTATCAAAAATACGGAAAACAATAAATTATAATAATATGGCAAACGGAATTTATAAAATAACAGAAGACTTTGAAAATGCATTGAGTGATTACACAGGTGCACCCTATGTAGTAACACTTGATAACATGAGTAATGCTTTATTTTTAGCATTATATTATGAACATCACGTGAAAAATAGTATTACAAATAATTCGGTAAAGATACCTTGTAGAACTTACCCATCAGTACCTTGTGAAATCATTCATGCGGGATTGAAAGTTGAATTTGAACCGGTTAAAGGTAAAACAATCAAAGGAGCATATAATTTAAAAGGAAGTAATGTATGGGATAGTGCATTGACTTTTACGGCAGATATGTATAAATCTGGAACACATATGTGTGTTTCATTTACAGGTCCATATAAACATTTTAAATTAAGTAAGGGTGGTGCAATTTTGACTGATAATGAAGAGGCATACTTTTGGTTTAAAAGAGCAAGATATAGTGGTAGACGAGAATGTTCATATCACGAAGACCATTTCGATATGTTAGGATGGAATTTCTATATGATGCCAGAATTAGCAGCAAGAGGTTTATTATTAATGAATCAATTTTATACAACAAAAGGTGAAAAGAAATCAAATGCAGATTTAGAATTACCATACCCAGATTTATCTAAATTTGAAGTATATACTAAGGCAAATAGAGATTAATGGTAGGAATAATGCAACCATATTTTTTTCCTTATATTGGATATTTTCAACTTATACATTGTGTTGATACATATGTAAATTTAGACCATGTATCTTTTATGAAAAGAAGTTATATGACTAGAAATACATTAAAAAATAACACTACAATAAATGTAAATGTTTGGAAAGCAAGTCAAAATAAAAAATGTAACGAAATATATGTTAATTTTGAAAATAATTATATTCCTAAATTTTTAAAAACATTAGAAAATTTATACTCAAAAGAATCACATTATAAAACAATTTTGAATGAAATAATTTTACCTGAATTTATAGATAGAAAAATTACAATATCTAAATTTAATTTGAATTTGATAAAAAGAATATGTAATTATTTGGATATAAAAACAAAAATAATAGATACATCAGAAAATTTAACGAAATTAAAAAAAGGAGAAGGATTAAAAGAAATAACAAAACATTTTAATTCAAAGAGTTATATAAACGCAATTGGTGGACAATCATTATATAATAAAGAAGATTTCAAAAATGATAATATACAATTAAATTTTATAGAAATGGGAAATATTGTATTTGATAATAAATACACATCTATATTAGATTTATTATTTAGATATAACAAAGAATATATAAAAGAAGAAATTACAAAATATAAATTAATATGAAAAACAAAGTAGTTATTTTTGGAACGTTTGATACGGCAGAACTTGCACATTATTATTTGACAAATGATAGTGAATATGAGGTTGTTGCGTTTACAATTAATAAAGAGTATCTAAAAGAAGATACTTTTAAAGGATTACCGGTTATTGCGTTTGAAGAACTAGAAAAATTATATCCACCAACCGAATATCTATTTTTTGCACCTATGACAGGTACCAAAATGAATAATAATCGAAAAAGAATTTACGAAGAGGGTAAGAAAAAAGGATATCGGTATATTTCATATATATCATCTAAAGCAACGATATGTGGAAATAAAATAGGTGAAAATTGTTTTATTTTGGAAGATAACACATTACAACCATTTACTGAAATTGGAAATAATGTTGTTATGTGGAGTGGTAATCATATTGGACATCATGGTAAAATAGAAGACCATGTATTTTTCACATCACATGTAGTTTTATCGGGACATTGTCATGTTAAAGAAAGAGCTTGGTTTGGTGTAAATTCAACAATAAGAGATGGTTTAACAATCGGTGAAGGTAGTTTAATAGCAATGGGTGCAGTTATAACAAAATCTACTGAAGCAGATGGATTATATATGGGTACACCCGCAAAAAAACAAGAAGCTCCAGCCAGTAAAGTTTATTAATATGTGGGAAAGAAACGGAAATATTTTTAATAAACATCACTCACAAGTACCGGTAGTTGATATAAATAATAATGGATATTGGAGAATATACTATTCAAAAAGAATGGATAATAAAAGTCATCCATTTTATATAGATGTTGAAATTGGAAATCCATCGAATGTTTTATTTGAATCCAAAACCCCTATTTTAGAATTAGGTAATTTAGGTAAATTTGATGTAGCTGGTATAATGCCAACTGAAATAATAACAATAGGTAAAATAAAATATTTATATTATATAGGTTGGACAAATAGATTGGATGTTCCATATCACAATACATTGGGGCTTGCAATAAGCACCGATGGTGGAAATACTTGGAATAAATTTTCATCCGGCCCAATATTTGGAACATCATATAAAGAACCCGGATATATTGGTACAATATCTATTATAAAAAAAGATAAATTATTTTATGGATATTATTTAGCTTGTAGAGAATGGAAATTATTTGATGGTAAACCCGAACCAATATATGATATAAAATATGCAACATCAAAAAATGGAATAGATTGGTTTCCAATAGGAACTTCTGTAAAATTGGAGGAGGGTGAAGGTGGAATATCTAAAGCATCCGTTATAAAACACTATGATAGATATTTGATGTGGTATTCCGTTAGAATGGAAAGTGATTATAGAACAAATCCAACAAATAGTTATAGAATAAAATGTGCAGAAAGTTTTGATTTGGTAAATTGGAAAAAAATTAGTATATTAGGACTTGATGTGGATAACGATAGTAGCTGGGATAATCAGATGGTAGAATATCCACATATTATAAATTATAAAAACAAACTCTATATGTTTTATAACGGAAATGGGTTTGGTAAAACTGGTATAGGATATGCAACAATTGAAAGATAATGGTATAATTGTTTTAAAACAATTTTTTACAAAAGAAAGAATTGAAAAATTAAGAGAATCTGCAAAAGATGTTTTTAAAATTCAATTCAAACATTTTGGTTATACCGATTTTGATAGTGAAGATGGATTTAAAAATTCAATGATTAGATTATTTGAAGAACATTTTGAAATATTTCAAAGTACTGGTAAATTAATCCAATCTGGTTTAGTCGAATTATACAAAATAGTATATGATGATATTTTGTTAAATAAGTTAAAAGAGTTGGGATTATCAAATCCATTGGTCTGTACAAGACCCGCTTTATTTTTCAATCATCCAAAATTAGCGAAAGAATCACAATATTATAAAACACCAACACATCAAGATTACCCATCAATGTTATCATCATCGGACTCGGTTGTTGTTTGGATTCCATTAATTGATGTTACTCCTGAAAATGGAGCAGTTGTATTTTATCCAGAAACACATAAATTAGGCCCTCTTACTACATCATTGGGAACATCTGGATTTGCAGAAGTTAATATTGATACCGAAATATATAAACCAATTCAACCATCTTTACAAATTGGTGACATTGCAATATTTTCAACATTACTGGCCCACAATTCGGGTGATATACTAAATGATGATATTCGTTGGTCTTGTCATTTTAGATATACAAATTTAAACGATAAAGACTTTATTGAAAGAGGATTTCCTTCACCATACATATATAAATCAATTGCATAATGATATCATTTAATTTTCAAGATTCAAACTATTTACATTCATTTGAAAATTGTATAAAAAATGTTAGAAAATTTTATCCAAATGAATTAATAGATTTTTATATAGATTCTAATTCAAATAAAATAAATGAATATAAAAATATATGTTATTCATTTAATGTGGAAATGACAATTAGGCAAAGAAATCAAGGATATATAGATAGAACCGATTCAATGGAAACAAATATACCAAAGATGTTGGAATCACATTATAGAATTTATAATACTTGTAAAAAATCCAATTCCGAATGGATTATGCTTTTAGAAGATGATGTATTGATAAAAAGAGAAATCAAACAATGGCCATCAAAAGATGTTGGAACTAATAGAGAGTATTTTAAAGCAGGTGGTGGAGCAATATTTAAAAGAGAAACTTTTTTAAAAATTTATGAAAACTTAGGAGAAAGTGGATTGGAAAAAATAATAAGACAAGAGCATACTTACTCTTGGGCAGGAGATGCTTTGAAAGAAAGAATATTCAAAGATGCAGATGTATCAAACGAAAAGTGGATTGAATTGGCTGAACCTGGATACTACGATAATACAGACCATGCAATTTATCACGGATATAAAGATTTACACAAATTAGGATAATATGAAAAAAATGAAAGATGTAGTTATTGGATGTATCACAAATTATACATTTGAAAATATTAAACTATTTGTTAATTCAATAGATAGAAGTGGATTTGCTGGCCATAAAGTAATGATAGTTTATAATGTCCCATTTTCGACAGTTAATGAATTAAAAAAAAGAGGGTGGATTGTTGTTGCATTTAATGAAGATGTGGAAAATCAAAGATACACTTATAGAGATAATTTTATAGTTACGGTTGATAGACATTTACATTATTATCTTACTTTAAAACAATTAGCAGAAGAGAGTCCGGAAGGATTGAGATATGTACTGGCATTAGACCCAAAGGATGTTATATTCCAATACAATCCGTCAGAGTGGTTAGAAAAAAACTTAGGTGATTATAAAATAAATGCAGGTAGAGAAAGTGTTAAATATGAACATGAAGTTTGGGGTAGAAGTAATATGATTGAAAGTTTTGGTGAGGTTGTATATGATAGGTGTAAAGATAATATAACAATAAATGCAGGAACAATAGCAGGAGAGTGGAAAACTATGTCCGAACTATTTTTGAATGTGTATCTAATGTGTCAGGGAAGTCCATCTGCGACACCAGACCAAGCTGCAGTAAATGTAGCATTATCATTTTCACCCTATAAAGAATTGACAAGATTTACCAATTCCGAAGAAGGATGGGCTGCACAATGTGGTACTACGGTAGACCAAAGAATGGTTAGACAATATGGTGAAAACTTATTAGAACCGGCACCTATTATGGATGGTGACATTGTTAAAACTAGTACAGGTATACCTTTTGCAATAGTTCATCAATACGATAGAATACCGGAGTGGAATAAAATTATAACTAAAAAATACGAATAATGATTGTAGGTAGAGGTGACATAGCATCGGTTTTGAATGATAGAGATGGTGCAATTTTTTTCGCATCAGGAGTTTCTAAAAGTACGGAAACAAATGAATCGGAATTTTGGCGTGAAATTCAACTGTTAGATAGTCAAGATAAAAGTAAATGTATATTTTATTTCAGTTCAATTGCAATAGATGACATTACTAAGAATAGTGATTATCTTGCACATAAAAGAAAAATGGAGTTATTGATTAAATCCAATTTTGAAAACTATAACATTATTAGAATTGGTAATATTACATGGGGAAGTAATCCAAATACATTTATCAATTATATCAAAAACAAAAAGAGTAAGGGAGAATCGGTTGAGATAAAAGATGAATACAAATATATGATTGATAAAGAGCAATTGGTTTTATTAACAGACAATTTACCGCTAACGGGTCAAAATACAATATGTGTATTTGGTAGAATGGCAAAAGTTGCAGAATTAGTATGATAGAAATTGTAGTTTGGATATCACCAACTGACATTGATGATTTAGAAAAGACTTTGAATAGATTGAATATTGGAAAAGATTATCTAACAAAAGAACAATGTGACAACATTAAATTTAATATTGTTATGTGTGTTTCGGATGAGATAATTGATTGGAGTAAAAGTAGTATTACAATAAAAGAATGTACTGAAAAATTCTTAGGATTAAAACCACTAACCGATTGGGCATCTCCTGGTATTTTTGAAACTACAACCACTATTAACGGATGTACATCAATGAGAAGATTATCAGGTTATTCCGATTCAAAATATTACATATGGTTAGATACAGATATTATATTTGACCCACTTACATTGGCACATTCAATCAATTCAATAGACATAATTGAAAGTGTTGGAATTACTAAATTTGTATCTATTCCGGAAATAGTAAGACAATGGGATTCAACTTGGGATTGTTTAGTGAATGAAAATTTTATAAATAAACCAATTGGATATCAGGCAACTAATAACCCACACATCGATGCTACCATTTATGGTGAACCGACATTGGAAGAAGTCCATAATAATGTCTCCGGTCAACCTTATATGAAATTTGGTGGTGGTTGGTTTGCATTGATTTCAAAAGAATTAATGAAAGCAATTCCATTTCCAGAAAACTATGGACACTATGGATTGGATGATACTTACTTAATGTGGGGAGCACAGATATTACAAGACCCTACTATAAAACAATTAAAATTAAAAAATATAGTTGTTTGTGAAAATTATTTTGATAGGACAACTACTTATAAAGGACAAATACAATTTATAGACAAACGTGAAGAATATAAAAAATATAACGAACAATTATTTTCTGCAGGTTTACAAACCATATTGAATAACAAATGAAAATAATTTTTACAACATTCATATTACCACATGAAATCGATGATTTAGAAAGAATACTTATTGGTTTAAAAAAAGCATCTAAATTCGTAGATGGCAATAACTATCAATTCAATGTATCAATCGGAATATCGGATTATTTGGTAAATTGGGAAAACTCAAAAATTAGTAAAGAATTTTTCATAGAAAAATTTAATTCACTAAAACTACTAACGGATTGGACAACGAATTCTATATTTCAAATAAGAGAAGATGTATTAGGGTGTGTGTCATCTAGACGAACGGCACATTTGGAAGTTCCAGATGCTACTCATTTTGTATGGTTAGATACTGATATTGTATTTGAAGAACAGATTCTTTTTTATTTAGAAAATGCTATAATAGGAATAGAAGAAGAAGGTATTGATGAATATATTTTAACTCCTGAAATAGTTAAGATGTGGGATAATACTTGGGATTGTTTAGTAAATAAAAATTATTTAGATAAACCAATAAACTATCATAAAACAAATGACCCATATATGGATTGTGGCGTGTATGGTGATATCACACTAGAGTTGGTAAAAAATAATGTATCAGGACAACCATCTACTAAATTTACAGGTGGGTGGTTTACATGTATATCAAAAAAATTATTGGATATTACTGGTATACCCGAATCGTTTGGACACTACGGAGTTGAAGATGCATTTATAATGTGGGTGATTGATAGACTAAATAAAAATGGAAGAAACATATATCAGTTTAAATTAGTTAACTATATAGTTTGTGAAGATTATATTTATAGGAATAGAGACTATTATTTAAATAACATCAAACTTGTAAATAGAAAAGATGAGTTTAGAAAAATAGCAGAAAGCAATTTCAATAATGAATTAAATAAGTTTTAAATGAATTTAGAATCCGCAAAACAAAATCTTAAAGAAAAAGGATATTGTTCTTTTGAATTAAAAGAGTTTGATGAAAATTTATATGAGTATATAAAAAAATACAAAACATCATCCGAATTATCTAGAAAAGAAAATTATACAAATCTTCGAGCAGATTTTGTCGGAGATTATTGGACTAAAATATATGGAAACATAAACGAAGATATGGGTTCATTTGAAATGGCTAATAATAAAAAAGAAGAAATATTATCTCAAATAAAGAATACTAATAGAGATATGTTTCAAATATGGCTTTTTCATAATGTATCCGATATCAATCTTACAAAGATATACAATAAAATTACTAAATATTTTTTTGATTTAGATGAATCGGAACAATTAAATGTAGAAATATCATCAACATTATATAATGATAGATGTTTTTTACATGACCACATTGATGGAAAAAGTCCTGTTAAAAACTACGCTTCAATTTTAATATATTTAAATGAAAATTGGAATGGAGAAGATGGTGGGAATTTGATATTAAAAGGAGATGATGGTATCGAATATAAAGTAGTTCCTGAATTTGGAAGAGTTGCTATGATTGACTTACAAAATTTTGATATATACCACGCCGTTGAAAAAGTTATAAATAATAAAGAAAGATATTGTTTAATAGCATTTCCATTTAATAAAAAAAATAAACAATAATAAAATGAATTTACAAGAAGCAAAACAAAATCTTAAAGAAAAAGGATATTGTTCTTTTCATTTATCTGAATTTGAAAATATAGACTTTAATAAATTTTATAAATTCAGAATTACCGAAGGATTTGAAAAATATATGAAAGCAGTTAGAGGAGATATATTTGGCCAATCACATAATACATATGAAGTTGATGATTATTTTGATGGTAATAACTTTGTTAAAGATTGTAAAGACTTTGAAGAAGCTACTGAATATAAAACTCATTTTTTAAATAAATACAAAAAAGAAGATATTTTTCAATTTTGGTTTTTCTATGGAAATTCTACCTTAACTATTGAAAATCACTATTGTAAAAATTTTGAACCTATTGTTAAATACATGTATGATTTAGATGACAATACTAAATTTAAACATAATCCACAATTAACAATGTATGATAAAGGATGTTTATTAAAAGACCATAAAGACGGAATTAGTATGGGTAGACTATGTGTTGTTTTAGCATATCTTAATGAAAATTATGATGAAAACAATGGTGGTAATTTAATTTTAGATAATCACTTAAAGGTAATTCCTGAATTAGGTAACATTGCTATAATTGATTTGGATAGATTTGATATTGCACATGAAGTGACTGAGGTTGTTGGTGATTTAAAACGATATACTGCATTATCTTTTATAAGTTTGATTGGAAATGAATAAAAAATTATATATTTTTGGAGATTCTTTTTCAAAAAACTTTTCAACAGAAGTTAAAATAGATGAAAAAGATACTTGGACACATTTCCTAGCTGATAAATTAAATTTAGAATTGGCAGATAATGCGTATTCTGGTATATCTAATCAGGGTATGTTGCAGATGATTTATAGATATTTAAATATCGAAGATTCCGATATGATAATATTTGGAATGACCTTTTTTAATAGGATATACGATTTCTATAAAAATGGAGGTGTGGATATAATGTATAATACAAAGGAACAATTATTAGAAAAAGGAATATATGATTATGAAATAGAGTTTTATACAAAAAGGTTATTGGATGAAGATGGGTTTCAAATATATTTAACTCAACAATTTGAACAATTTCATTTTTTATTTAGAACATTAAAAAATTCTAATAAAAAGTTTTATTTTTGGTGTTTAGATGATACAACCAATCCGTCTTTTGCAAAATTAAAAGCACAATTTAGTGAACATCATATACCAAATCCAAATGGGGAAACCGCTTGGTTTAAACCATTTATAGATAAAACACCGGAGTGGTGGCAAAAAAATAATGACAGACATTTTTCAGAATACGGGCATAAACAATTTTTTCAATATTTATATCCGTATATACAATAATAAAATATGAAATTCGAAATAACACATCCCAAAATTTGGAAAGCAGTGAATGAAAAAAAGCTTCCAATGAAACATAAAATTCAAATCTATGAAAAATTAGGTGGAGCATATCGTTTAGGTGAGGATGGTGGAGAACAGGTCTATAATAAAATGACCGAATTACTTAAAAGTAGAATAAATGAAGGTCCTGAAACACAAGACCATGAAGTTTCAATGGCAGGTGGACAATTGGATGATATTATTCGTAACGCAACCGAACTTAAAGGGAAGGTTGGAGAAAAGGAAATGAATCTACCTGGTTGGATACAAGACCACATTTCACAAGCAATGCAATTCATTAATCAAGCCAACACAGGCTATCATAAATTAGGAGAAAAGTAATGGAAAATTTATATTCAGTATTAATTACGGCAATTACCGTATTAGGTGGCACAGGAGCATGGAGATATTACGAAAAGAGAGCTTTAAATAAAGATAGAGATGATGAGTTTATCAGACACGATTGTAAAGACCGTATCTCTAAATTAGAAGCATTATTGGAAAATAGTTCAAAAGAGAAAGATGAACTTCGTAATATGGTGTTAGAACTTACAAGAGAAGTGGCAGCATTGAGTGTTAAAGTTGAGTTCCTTACAAGAGAGAACGATAAGTTAGAAAAAGCAATACCAAAAACTAAGAAACAATTAAATGGTTAATTTACTTAAAGAATTCTTTTTCGGCCAACGATTTGCA